AAATATCCTGATTTCGGTGAGCAAGCTGAGGAAGTCCAACAGCAGGTTTTTGCGCTACTCGCCGCCGAACGTGCCGCTAAAAAAGCCGCCGCCGCGCTGGACGAATTACGAAATCCAAAAGCCCAGCCACAGGCTGTTTCAAATGGCTCTGTACCTAAAGCAGAAACCGCAGATACAACCCCTGAATTATCGGATGCTGATAAAAAACGCATCACAGATCGCATTACGGAATTGCACGCAGAAGAACAAGCGCTTCAGCGGTTAAATGCCGCACGCAATCAAGGCGAAGCAGCAGTGCGCCGTGCCATGGTCGCCAATGAGCAGGATCAGGCATTACGCCGCTTGGGGCTGGATGTCACCGGCGCACAAAGTGAAGAACAAAAAGCCTATGCCGATCAGGTCAAAGCGCTGGTGGGTGATATCTATCAATTACAGGAAGCGGATAAAAATTACCAAGACACTATCCGTGAAAATAATAAGTTAGCGCAAGAACGTGAACGGCTGGTTGAAGATGTACGCCAAAAATATGATGCGTTGGATACTTCTTTATCGGCAGCAATAAAACGCGCTGGTGAATGGCGCAGTGAAGCCTTAACAGGGCTTGATGCGACCAAGGCAGGCTATGCCGATTTTGCTGCACAAGTTGATGCGGTTTATAACGATATGATCGCAAAAGCCCGTGATGAAGATTTGCAAAATTCTAAGCGCTGGGAAGATGGCATTAAACGCGGATTACAAAGTGTCATTGATGAAGCCGATGATATGGCGAGTAAGGCTGAACGCGGTGTGACCTCCATGTTTAAAAGCATGGAAGATGCGCTGGTTAGTTTTGTCGCGACGGGTAAGTTGGATTTTAAATCCATGGCGGATTCCATCATCGCCGATATGGTGCGGATGCAAATTCAGTCCAGCATCACAAAACCACTGGCGGGTGCGCTGGGTGGTTTTTTAGGGGATGTTGCAGGATCAATCTTCGGTGCGCCCGCGGGGGCTGGAACGGCCTCCACAGCCACGGCCCATACTGGCGGTGTTATTGGGAGCGACAATTTACGCATGCGTTCGGTTAATCCGGCTGTATTTGCGGGTGCGCCGCGTTTTCACACTGGCGGCATTGTTGGCAACGAAGTGCCGATTATTGCCAAAAAAGGTGAAGCCGTCTTTACGTCAGGTCAAATGAAACTGCTGGGCGGTGCATTGCAATCCAAACCGAATGTGAATGTATCTGTTCGTGTTGAGAATAATGTCGGCAATGCTCAGGCCAGAGCCGATGTCAGCCGTGATAGCGCTGGCAATATGGATCTGAAAATCATCATTGAAGAAGTGGAAGGCAATTTATCGCGCAATATCGGACGCGGTGAAGGTCTAGCGCCAACGTTGGAGCGGCGCTATGGCCTTAATCCTGCCGCTGGGAGTTACAGGTAGATTTAATTTAAAGTTTAATTTAAAGTTACTGCATAATTTAAAAGAAACGAGAACAAAGGATGCCTAGAAAAGATAGAGAAGAAAGCCTTGATGATCTTGCAAGTTATAGCAGCGCAGGAGGATTTGGCGGTGGAATAATAGACTTAGAACAAGAGAGAAATATAGCAGATAAAATAAAGCATAAAGAGTTATTGAAAATAAGTCAGGGAAACAAAATATTCACTATATTAAATACCTTTATTGCGGCTGTGACGCTTATGATTCTTATCTATCAAGTATTTTTCACTTAATTAGAACTTACTTGTATTTATATGTAGCCACCTTCGGGTGGCTTTTTTATTGGAGAAATCATGTCAGATATCACATGGCCACAAACATTACCGTTGCCCACCGTACAAGGATACGGCGTTCAACCCGGGGAAGCGATTTTACGCACCGAGATGGAAGCAGGACTTGCCCGTCAACGTCGTCGTTTTACCGATGTACCGACCAAAGTGTCGGTGCGCTGGATTATGCGGCGGGATCAATATGCCATTTTTGAAGGCTGGTATCGCTGGCATGCCCGTGAGGGGGCAAGCTGGTTTGCCATTACCTTGCTGGGCGGTCTTGGCCTGTTGGAACAAGAAGCACGCTTTACACGGCAGTTTTCATCACGGCTTTTAGCGGGTGGAACGCTTTGGGAGATCACATCCGAGCTTGAAATCCGTGAACGGCCTGTTCTGGATGAAGGATTGCTGAACTTGCTCCTCAGTGAAGATGCTCAAGGCATCATTATCGCTGGTGAAAACTTACATATTCTTGTGCATCAGATTTTGCCGTTCCGCTTTTATTAACCACTTAACAAAAGGAAATAATCATGACCTTGCAGACCGATCTGCAGGATGCGGTGGCACGTGTCCAAACCGACAGCCAGCTCCTGCACACCATCGTCCATGGTGACGATCAAACAACTGTTCCGACCGATGGCGGTAATGTCAAAAGCGCTGCCAAAGCCATTAAGGATATGGAAGATACTATTCTGGCGGGGCTGACTGACCTTGGCGCATCGGCTGATCAGCTGAATGAGGCTGTATCACAAACAGAAACCTATCGGGACGAAGCGCAATCCTCGGCGCAGTCAGCCTTACAGACAGCCAATGCCCTAAATCTGCCGACCAACATTAACGGTCAGGCGGGCAAGTTGCTGGCGGTCAAACAAGCTGAAGACGGGTTTGAGGTGATTGAATCAGTCGGGGTGTTTTATGGCCTGCGTACTGATGGCTCAAAGCTCACGGCGATCACAGGGCAAGGCACATATAACGCCAATGATTTTGACACATGGTTCATCACGCTGCCGGGGGTGGATTTCAACATTAGTGAGGATGGCCACCTCATAATCAACATTTAAGCAGGAGATAAAAACATGACACAGATTGATCTGGGTAATATCCGCATTAACTGGCGTGGGGCCTATAACAGTGCTGCCAATTACGTGCGCCATGATGCCGTTTCTTATCAAGGCTCAAGTTATATCGCCAAACGGACAGTGTCAGCTGTCACACCTGTTCAAGGCGATGATTGGGATTTGATGGCGGCGGGTACGGATCAGCTCATCCAAGAAGGTGATTTGCTGATCCATAACGGCGTAATTCCTGCTCGTCTTGCGCGTGGTGGTAATGCTCAGGTGTTGCAGATGGTTGGTAATCAACCCGCTTGGCGTGATCAGTCGCTCGATCCATCCCGCCGCGTTTGGAAGCTGGCCAAGGTCAATGGCATGGGCGGTTGGCACACGCGTGTTTATCTCATGGCTGATGGCACAATCAAAGCCTGCGGTTATGGTGGGAATTATTCTAATGGGGATTCTATTGGTACTCATGTTTATACGCCAAAGCGCGTGGCAACGGATGATCCCGATGTGCGCTTTGTGGATGTGTTCTCAGGTGGGATGCAGCATTACGCTCTAACCGCCGATGGTGAAGTATGGTCTTGGGGTTTTAACAATTATGGTCAGCTTGGCCATGGCAACACCATTAATTTGGCAGTAGCCAAGCGGATTGAGTATTTTGTTCAAAACAATATCCAAATCGCCAAAGTCATCCCCGGTCGCCCGAATTACTATGATCATGCCTGCGCTTATTTCTTAACCACTGATGGCCGTGTTTATGCCTGTGGGATTAACAGTAACGGCAATCTGGGTAATGGGACATCCGCCAATCAATATACGCCCATTCGTTGTGGGGCGTTGACCAATATTATCGATGTCGCCACATCTGGTTTGCCCCACACGACCTATGCTGTTCAAGATGACGGCTCGCTCTGGGTTTGGGGCTATAATGGCTATGGACAGCTTGGTCTTGGGGATACAACCAATCGGGAAACCCCCATTTTGCATCCCGCCTTTAATAATGTGATCAAAGCTTTGCCCTCTTGCGGATATAACACCGCTGGCTCTGGCCCGACAGGCTCCGGTCTTGTCTTATTAAGTGACGGTACATTATGGAGCGCAGGATTTAATGGGAATGGAGAGCTGGGTTTGGGTGATACAACACAACGGACAAGCTTCACACAAATCGCTCTGCCCACCGTTATCTTCACGGATATTTTTGTCGGCGATGGTCGCTATGCAAGCGGTGGCGGCATTACTGATCAAGGTGAGGTTTACCTCTGGGGGTATAACGGTTACGGCCAGATGGGAACGGGTAATTCAACCAATCAGCTCTCCCCGCAAAAACCAGCAGGAAGTTTCCAAGGCAGTGTGACCAAGGCAGCCTTTGGCGGTGGGTGCAGTTATGAGGGCTGTATCTTACAAGCAGGGAATGATCTCTGGGGCGCTGGGTATTCCGGTAATGCCAATCTGGGGATCAACAGCTTTGCTGCTACCAATAATACATTCCAACGCGTGCTTGGGCAGTCAGGTGTGATCGAGGACTGGAATTGCTATGGGCAAGGTACAGCCTCATGGGGGCTTGGGGTTTTATATGACGACGGGCGCGTGGATGCCTGTGGTGACAATAATTCCTACGGCGAAACAGGCACACAAGTCGGCAATCTGCATGATGTCGCCACATTAACCAATGTGATTTTCTAGGAGGCTAATATGAACCTGAAATCTTACTTGCATGATCGTGCGCCACATTTTGATGAAAGTGAAATCGCGCCAATCCATCTGGCTGACCTAGACGGTCGACATTATTACGCTTTTGCGGAAAATGTCACCCCACCATCGGGTGGCAAGGCGTTGAGTGATCAAGAATTGAAAGATGTCACCTCAAACAGCCAGTTGATCCGCCAGATCAAGGAAGAAGCCGGACGACGTATCACCAATATTGCACCCATGTGGAAACAGCAAAATGCACTGGCGGATTTGTATCTGTTGGGGGATCGTACCGATCTGACAGACGCAGAACAAGAAACTCTCACCAAGGCGCAAGATTTACTGGCGCAGGTGCAAGTGCTGCGTGAGTGTTCCAACGCCATCGAAGCATCATTCCTAAACGGTGTGGCAGTTGATTATCTGACCGATAGAGCATGGGAGGATGATCCTCATGCCGAATAATGCCTTATCAGAAGCCTTGCGCGAGGCTTATGCCTCTGCGCCTAGTGATGTCGTGATTTTACACACGCTGGAGCTTCGCCATCCGTCCTTTATTGATGATGACGGTTTACCGATGGCCATTCGTGTGGTGCGGGATAATCAAAACCTCACCGCCCGAATGGAAACGACAGCGCCGCTCAATGCCGGAGAGATGGTGGAATTTATCGCCATGGGGTTTGATCTGGAATTACCGCCTGTTGATACTGCGCCTGTGCCAGAAATCTCCATCACGCTGGATAATGTCAGCCGTGAGATTGTCACGCATTTGGATCGGGCGGCGGAAAGTCAGGACAAAATCGAAATCACCTATCGTCCTTATCTGTCAGACGATTTGGAAGGGCCGCAAATGGACCCGCCATTTACGCTGGTGCTCACGGAAGTTAGTGCCGATGCCTCCCGCGTCACAGGCAAAGCCCGCATGCTTGATGTCGGGAATAAAGCCTTCCCATCAGAAACATATAACGCTTTACGTTTTGCAGGCCTAACAAGATAAGGAGGCACGATGACACATTGGGCAACAGACTATATTGGCAAGCCATGGGTTGTCGCATCAGACGGCCCTGAGGCTTATGACTGTTGGGGCTTGGTGGTGGCAATCCACAAACGTCTTTATGGACGGGATTTAACCATTATCCCTGTGCAGGAAAACAATCTGCGCCAGCTGATCAAAACCATCGATGCCCATCCTGAACGGGCGAATTGGGATGTCGTAAATAAACCGCAGGAAGGTGATATCGCCCTGATGCGTCAATCACGCCATCCGATCCATGTTGGGATCTGGCTCGATATTGACGGTGGTGGAATGCTCCATTGCATGCAAGGCGCAGGCGTTGTGTTTCAAAACTTACACAGCTTGGCACTGACAGGCTGGAAAATCGAAAATTATTATCGTTATAAAGGACATGAACAACATGGCACAGATTGCCATTCATCATAATCCGTTTCATCTGCATCAAAATGTTGATCTGTTTGAACCCCGTATCGGGCAGACTGTGCGTGGCTGGTTGGATGAGCGTGGCATTGCAGAATTCTCAAAGCCAACCTTATGCCTTGTGGACGGCGAACCTATTTTGCGGAAAGACTGGGCTTATGTTGTCATTACAAAAGATACGGTGGTGAGTTTTATCGCTTTGCCGCAAGGCGGTGGTGGTGGCGGTAAAATTCTACGCACCGTTCTGACAATTGCCGTTATGGTGGCAGCACCCTATGCAGGAGCAGCGCTGGCAGGAACGCTGGGTGTGACGAGTGCCATCGGAACATCACTATTAACGGCTGGGATTGCTTTGGCAGGATCGGCGCTGGTCAATGCGCTTATTCCGCCGCCGATGCCAAGTTCTGCAATCAGCAATTATAATGCGACCAGCCCCAGCCCGACATATTCCCTGCAGGCACAGGGCAACCAAGCCCGCCTAGGTGAACCAATCCCTGTGGTGTACGGTCGGCATGTTGTCTATCCGGATTTCGGGGCAACACCTTATGCGGAGTTTGTGAATAATGATCAATTCTTATTCCAGCTCCATGTCATTGGTCAGGGCGAATACGATATCGAAGCCATCCGCATTGAAGATACGCCGATCAGCTCTTTCGCTGAGATTGAATATGAGATTATCCAGCCCGGTGGGAACGTAACGCTGTTTGACACGGATGTCGTGACTGCCCCTGAAATCGCAGGACAAGAATTATTAAGCACGGGTGATGGCGGGGATTGGATCGGGCCGTTTGTCGCCAACCCGTCTGAAACAGAAACAACGCTTTTGGCGCTGGATATGATCCTGCCGAAAGGTCTGTATTACGCCAATGATAGTGGCGGTCTGAATAGCCGCACAGCCTCATGGGATGTAGAGGCTCGGCTGATTGATGATGACGGCGTGGCGCTGGGCGGTTGGTTTAATCTCGGCTCGGAAAGCATTACGGATAATACCAACACTGCCATTCGTAGAACCTATAAATACACTATGCCAGCCGGACGGTATGAAGTGCGTGCCATCCGTACCAATGCCAAGGATATGTCAGCGCGTGCTGGCAGTGATTTGAATTGGAATGCGCTCAAAGCCCATCTGATCGGTGATGATGATTTCGGCAACGTCACGCTTCTGTCCATGAAAATGCGGGCGACGGATAATCTCTCGCAACGCTCATCGCGGATGGTGAATTGCATCGTCACGCGTAAATTGCCGATGTGGGATAGTGTGACCGGTTGGTCAGAACCGCAAGCAACACGATCTATCGCTTGGGCATGCGCTGATATTCTCAAAAGTAGCTATGGGGCAAAGCTGGAAGACAGCCGTATTGATCTGCAAGCGCTGGTCGCCTTGGATGCAATCTGGACGGCGCGTGGCGATACATTCAACGGTGTGTTCGACCGTAAACTCACCGTATGGGATGCCTTATCGCAAGTGGCACGCTGTGGCCGTGCCGTTGCGTTTCTCCAAGGTGGTCTGGTGCGCTTTGTGCGGGATGAGCCGAAAACCCTACCTGTTGCACTATTCTCGCCCCGTAATATCGTCAAAGGCAGTTTCAAAATCGATTATGTGATGCCGGGAGAAGATACGGCAGATAGTGTCACGGTTGAATTCTTCAACGAAAAAACATGGAAGCCCGATGAGGTCACCGTCAGTCTGCCCGATAGCAGTGCCGAGCAACCCGCAACCGTATCGCTTTTTGGCAGTACGGATAAATCCCATGCCATCCGTGAGGGTTTGTATATGGCCGCCGCCAATCGCTATCGCCGTCGCATGGTGAGTTTCAAAACAGAACTAGAAGGGTTGATCCCGACCTATGGGGATTTAATAGCGATTTCCCATGATATGCCACGCTGGGGTGAAGCGGGAGATGTCGTGGCTTATGAGCATCCTGCTTTGAGTTTATCGGAAAGCGTGAGTTTTACCGAAGGCGATAGCCATTACATCGTTCTGCGTAAAAAAGACGGATCAGTGAGCGGTCCTTGGCTGGTAAGTGCCGGTGCAAACGAACGGCAAGTCATGCTGGACGAAGACTTGGACTTCACACCGTACACAGGCAGCGAGCAAGAACGCACCCATTTTGCCTTCGGCATTGGCGAGCAATGGGGAGTTCTTGCCCGCGTGACCGCCGTCAAACCGCGTGGTGATCTGGTCGAGATTGCCAGTGTCGTCGAAAACCCGCTCGTGCATAAAGCAGATCAATAACTTAATGAATATCTATAGCTTCCTTACCAGCACCGTTTTCGAGTTCCGATAGATAGTGGAGCATATTATCGCGAATTTTTTCAAATATTTTGAGTAAATACGGCTCTAAAGTATCTGCGTTTAAAGCATGGTCATCTGGAAAGTTATGATATTGATTGAGGTATGATTTTATTGTTGTTCTATCTTCTTCTGTTATTTGAGAAAAAGGGTTTTCGGTTAAATATTCATGGTATTGAGAAAGGTGAATAAAAGAACATCCAAATTTATATACAAACATTGTCCATCCCCAGTATTGATCAGAATAATCAACCATTTTTCTGTCTGTAACATTCCACTTTTTGCCGTTTAACATGTCGGTAATAAGAGAAAGGCGAACACCGTCTCCACACGACAAAAGGTAGATAACCCTTACCATGGAATCTAGTTCTTGACGCAAAACTGATATGGCGTTTCCCAAAAGGCGCTGTTCTACAAGCAAAGTCATCGCCTGATTATTCTCAAGTGATCTACTGCGAACTATTTGACCAAATCTTTTTAATTCTTCCATTCATCAAATATAAGCAGCCGTTTCAGCTTTCGCAAATAAAACCCGCTGGTCCATACGGCGGATCAATAAATCAACAATCAAAAACTATAGGAGTAAAAATCATGTCCCTTGCTGAATGGGGCCTGCTGTTTGGCGTACTTGCCAACAGTGTCGGCCTTCTCATCGCGATGGTAAAAATCGTGGCGTGGATTTCATCGCACATTGCCACGGTGAATGAGCGTCTCAACACCCTCGAAAACCAAGTCAATAACGACATCACCGGTCGCAAGGTCGTCGGTGAAATGCGTCAGGACATCGCTGTTATCAAAACCCAGATCACCGATATTCGAGATGATCTGAAGGCGATGCGTACCCCAATCAATTAACCCAACCAACCCTAACATCATGAAAGGAAAAATATCATGCTGACATTACTTGGAAGCCTGCTGGGCTTTTTATCATCCGCGTTTCCGGATTTTCTAAAACTCTGGCGTGATCACTCGGATCGCAAACACGAGCTGGCCATACTGGATCGGCAAATGGAAGCACAACGCCAAGGCCACACGCAGCGCCTTGAAGAAATACAGGTGCAGGCCGATATTGCCGAAAGCAATGCCCTATACAACCACGCCAGCCAACCGAGCGGTGTAAAATGGGTGGAAGCCTTGCGGGCATCGGTGCGTCCGATTATCACTTATGCATTCTTCATTCTGTTCGCTACCGTCAAAACCGCTGCTCTGTTCAAATTATTGGATCAGGGTGTCGACATTACCGACGGACTGATTGCTGTTTGGGATGGTGAAACACAAGCATTATTTGCGGCTGTCATGTCCTTTTGGTTTGGTCAACGCGCCTTGTCAAAATTCCGCTCAAATCCTTGAAAAAATAGCATCTTATTCACTTGATAAGCGCTTGGAATGAAGCGTTACTGTGATTGTAAAAAGCAATTTAAAACAAGGAGATAGCACAATGAGCAAACTGTTTTACAAGGCGATGATCGAAGATATTCAAAACGATAAATGCACCGATGCAGAGTTAGAAGCTCTGCTCGATGCGTTTGAATATACGGTCAAGAAAATGGCCACCACACTGGCCCGAAAATCTTGGTACGCGCTGGAAGACTACGCCACATCAAAACAGCGGGGCATCGACCGTTTTACGCTGACTCTGGAGCGCCGAAACATCAAAGGCCAAGAGCAATGGTGGGGCATATTTGAATACGGCAGTAAGAAACTCAA